TCTTTTTTTGCATCATCATTTTTTGATGATGTATTATTATGTTTTGTTTTGTTTTGTTTATTAATGTCCTCGTGAGCCGTATCGGATGCCGTATCAAAATTTAATATTTCATATGTTCCAGCTTGAAATTGATTTTTTCCATTTTGATAATTAATATATCCTTTTTGTTTTAGTTCATTTCTAGACCTATCAATTTTATTTTTATCAAAACCTGTTAATCCCATTAATGTAGAATTAGCTACTGTAAACTCTCTTTTCCAATTACATTTATTATTTATATAAAACAAAGTAAAATATAAATAAACAGCATTTGAACTTAAAGGTTCTGTTAGTAGATTCTCAAAAAATGTATTAAACTGTTTTATAAAATTCATCTGTTTCCCCTTTCTATAGGTAACTTTTTCCTATTAATTTTATAAAATCATCTCTAGTATGATTTTTTTCGTATTCTTTTTGACATTTCTGTTTTAATCTCAAGTCTAACTCATGTCCGTATTTACTATGTACTCCATTCGTTCCTCTATGTTCTAAATATGTTAGCCATACTTTAAATCCATTTTTCTCTGATATTTTTCTTTTTCCTGTGCCAAAATATATATGATGTTCTTCTAAGTTATATGTTGTTCCAGATATATAACTTTCTTTTTTATTCTGTAATATTGACTTAGACACTTTTAGTTTGTCCCCATTCTCTGTTTAATTGGTTTTCTAATATTCTTAATTTGAGTTTTATACTGTTTATTGCTTCAAGGTTAGCTTGATATACTGCTTCTTTTACATCTCTGTCAAATCTTAATTTCGCAACTTCTGGAACACCATATATTATTTGATTAATTAATGTTACTGGCATATTTTTTTCTGCTCTTAATTTCAAAGCTTCTTCTCTTAAACATATCTTGTATTTTTGTTCAGATTCTGCTCTGTCTGTTCCACTTTTCCTCAATTGTCTAACAGATATGTCTAATTCGTTTATTAGTTTGGTTATTTGCTCATATAAATCCATTTCATCACCTACTCGTATTCATATCTAACAATATTATTTTTATCTATTATTTGTATTTTAGATATTTCTCGATTTTGGTTATATTCAATGGCTTTTACCTTAAATTTTGTTTTAGGTTTAACTTTTATATTTTTCTTATCGTCAACAGTATATTCTGAATCATTAAGTTCTATAAAAATTGTTGGTGCCGTATATAATTCTCTTCCTATTCCTACATTTGTTGCTGCCCTTTTAAAACTATCGCTTGCTTGTCCTTTTTCTTTTTGTGTATTACTCTCTGTTCCTACATCTTGTTTTCTAACCCAACATTTTTTTACATCATCCCACAAATCTATATTACAAAATAAATTTCCATTTATAACTTCATGTGTTCTTTGCCAGTTATTTCTACCATAAACTTCATCTAATAAATTCATATCCACTCTTGCATCTTTATATAATAACAACATTACTCCAACTTTACTTACTCCGTTTGTTTTATACTGATGTACACTTTGAACTCTAGTTGTTATTTCTTCTGGATTTAATAATCTTATTTCTTTAATCTCCATAACTATTTCCTTTCATATCTATTAAATCTAAATAATCCATAATTACACCTACTTTATTCTCAAACTTGTTTTATCATCTATAATTCTTGTTCCTGAAACTATTTCTCCAGTTTCCTTAAAATGTTTTTTTATTGCAGTTTTATCTATACTTTCTTTTGTAACTATTTTTTTAAATTCTGCTGGTACTTCATCTTCATTAGTGATTTCAACACTTATTGGATTTTTTGCTACTTTTAAATTTCCTAATGAAGTTGGTATTGTTGATATTCCAAGCCTTTCCATGTTATCCAACACATAAGTTTTAAAATTTTCTAATTTTCTTTCTCCTGCTTTTCTCATTTCTTCAAGTCTTGCTTCTTCATCTTTTATTGCATTTATTAGACTTTCTCCATTTCTTATGTATGCTATTATGTTTGAACTTTTATTTAATAATTCTTGCTCTAATTCTGCTCCTATTTCTTGTACCTCTTCTTCTGTTAATTCCTCGTTTTCTGCTTTATTCATTAATTCTACAAACTTATTTGTTATATTATATAAACTTAAATTACTCATTTTTTCTTGTCCTTTCTGACTTCTTATGGTAAAATAAACATAAGAAGTATTTTATAAAATATTTTTTATTTGGAATTAGTTGTTAGATTGGTAGTCCTCAACTAATTCTTTCATTTTGTCTAAAATTACTTTTTCATTGTTGTATTTATTACAACTAACTAGACTTTTAATTCTGTCTATTAATTCTTTTTGTTCTTCATTTTCAAATCTTAAATCTTTGTTTTCATTATGTACTGCTAAATTCTCCTCTTTTAATTCAGTCTTTATTTTCATTAAGTCTTTTATTAAAATATCTCTGTTTTGTATCATAGCTTTTTGATTTGCTATTCTTCTATCTTTTCTTGTTTTTATAATCATTATCTTTTACACTCCTTTAAATTTAATTTTAATTTTGCTAATGTTATAATGTGATATATGTAGCATTTGTCTAGCTTGTCCATTTCTTTTCCTCCTATCTAACTAAAAATCCTATAAAAATAGCTGTAAAATATCCTACAACTCCTATGTAACCAATTACATCTCTAATAGCATTTCTGTATGCTCTTTTGTATATTGCTTTTTCTCTTTTACTCATCTTTTGTTCCTCCTTTCTATCTAAAATATTGTTGCATTATTTCAAATGCTTTGTCTAAATTTACTGCTTTTCCTTTTTCTCCTGTTTTTATTACTGCTTCTGCAAATTCTGGTTTATCAAGTATTCTATATGCTTGTGCTTTACTCATTGCAAATTGCTCTGCAAAATCTTTTACTTTTACATATTTTGCTCTACTTCTACTACATAAGTTTGTTGCCATTTTTCTTCCTCCTCTCTATTTTATATATTTTCTTTTTGTTTGATAAAAACGTAAGTTTTTATTTGTCAAGTATTTTTTTATTCTAGTTTTTCTATTACAGTTTAATTATAATCTAATTGCATAAAAAATTAATATTATCATATGTAGTTTCATATAAATTTAATATTTTATTTATTATTTGTACATCTGGAAATGTTTTTGCATTTTCATAACTAGATAATGTAACAATATTTATACCAAGCTTTTTTGAGGCTTGTTCTAATGTCATTCCTTTATTAATTCTTAATGCTTTTAGTGTTGCTTTTTCCATTTATATATCCTCCCCTCTCTTTAACTGTCCGAATTATATTATAATTTAACTATAATGTCAATAGTTTTTTTAAAAAAAATTCAGTTTTTCTATAATTTTTTTTGCATTTTTCTAAAAAATATGTTACTATAAATACGTGGAGGTTATATAAAATGAGTGATTTAGGTAATAAAGAGGTTTTTTCTAAAAATCTAAAATACTATATGGAAAAATATAATAAAACTAGAAATGATATTGCCCAAATAACAAACATTCCATATTCTACAGTTTCAAGTTGGTGCAATGCTTTATATTATCCTAGAATAGATAAAATTGAAATGTTAGCAAATTATTTTAATATTTTAAAAAGTGATTTAGTAGAAGATAAAATAAGTGATAATGAACAAACTAACAAATTCTATATGGTACCTGTTTATGGTCAAATTTCAGCTGGACAACCTAATTGGGCGGAAGAATGCCTTGAGGGTTATTTACCTATTGACCCTAACCTAATGGGTATTATAAATCCAGAAGAATGCTTTTTTCTAAAAGTTAACGGAGAAAGTATGAATAAAGTTGTTAGGAATGGTGCTTATGCTCTTATTAGAAAACAAGACAGTGTTGAAGATGGAGAAATTGCAGTTGTCCTTGTTAATGGTTATACAGCAACATTAAAGCATTTTACACAAAAAGGAGATATTGTTGTTCTTGAACCAGATTCTACTGTTACAGATGACCCTGATATAAAAACACAAATATATGATAAAAACACCCCTATTAAGATATTAGGAAAATACATAGGAAAATTTGAAATTAACTAAAGATAAGTTGAAAATACTTATCTTATTTTTTAAGGAGGAATTATGCCAAAATATAAAAATATGAATTATACAATTAGAAAAGATGGAAGATTGATGAAAAAGATAACAATAAATAGTAAACCAACATATATTTATTCTAACGAACCCTCTAATTTATATGAACAATACATTGATTTAAAATATAAAATTAACAATGGACTTTTAATTGATAATAACAACATCACATTCAAGCAATATGCTGAAAAATGGTTTGAAATAAATTGTTCTCTTAGAGAAATTTCTACACAAGATTCTATTCGAAATAGAATTAAACATTTAAATGAATATATAGGAAATATAAAATTAAAAAATCTTAAAAATCATCATATAAAAGAAATTGTAACAGACTTATCTAAAAAAGGATATACTGATTTAACTAAGCGTACTTTAGCAGATTGTAAAAGAATTTTAAATGATGCTGTTATAAATGATGTTATATCTAAAAATGTAGCTTTAGGAATAACTGCTCCAAAGTTTCCTAAGACTGAAAGAAAGCCTTTGAAACAATCAGAAGATTTAAAAGTTTTTAATTTGGGTTTAACTCATAAATACGGATTATTTATATTATTACTTAGATATTGCGGTCTAAGGCCAGAAGAAGCTGTAGCTTTAACTATACATGATGTTGATTTAATTAATAAACGATTAAATATTAATAAAGCTGTTTCTCTTGCAAGAAATCAACCTGTAAAAAAGCCTACTAAAAATTTAAAGAATAGAAAAGTACCTATCCCAGATTTTTTAATTGAACTATTATCTGAAAGACTAGCTTATTGCTCTGAAAATCAAATTGAATACGTTTTTACTAAAGAAACTGATAAATATGCTATGTTAACCAAACAAGCCTTAAAAACTCATTTAGATTCTTTTTTAACAACTATAAATAAAAATATAGAAAATGAAGATGAAAAAATTAAATTCTCTTATTATCAATTAAGACATTCTTATTGTACAATGTTATATTATGCTGGAGTAAAAATTAAAAAAGCCCAAGAATTAATGGGGCATTCTTCTGCAGATATGGTTTATAACATATACACTCATTTGGACGAAGAAAGAGAAAATGCAGATGAATTAATAAATAGTTACATCTGTAAAACTATAGAAAAAAGTTGTCAATAAAGTTGTCAAGCAAAAAAATAAAGACTTGTATTTCTACATACAAGTCTATTTTAAGTTATTCGAATTTTTCCTTACCAAGGCTGCACTCTACCAACTGAGCTATGCAGGCATATCAGTGTTTTTTAGCTTGTTTGCTATGTTTTGACAACTTTTAAATAGATAAATTAGTTGTCTATTTTTTGTAATTTGTACATATTTTCTCATTAAAAAGTTGTCAAAAAGTTGTCAAAAATTATGCTTTAATATTATATCATTCTTTTGCTTTTGTCAATGTAATATTGATGTGTTTTGGTTAGATTTAGTTTTAGTTTTAAATATAAAAGATGATGCCTAGTTTTATACTAGGCATTTTCATTAATTAATTTTTTTAAAGTTTTCCCTGAAAGATATTCTATTGTTCTTGCACTTAATAAATTGTTTTCATTTGCTATTTTATTCCATTGAGTTTTAGTAAAATATTTATTCTGCTTTTTTAAGTAATTAATACTTTTCTTATAAATATTCATACTATCACTTCCTTTGTTATGTTAATTATAGCACATTAAAAGTGATTATTTTGTCGAAGTTTGTAACATTTTATTTTTTATTGACATAGATATATATTTTTGATAATATATTTTCAAATTATTAGAATACTCACCAGCGACATCTTAGGTGTATTAATCAGCAGTTGTTATTGCTGGTATACAGCAGTATATCTTTCACAACTGCTGATATACTGCATCTAAGAATGACAGTTTATATTTTCGTTTTGGGAGGTGAGTAAATGGAGATTATAATAGCTATCGTGGTTTTAGTTTTCGCTTTAGGCTATCTTTGTGAAAAAGCTACCAATTTCTTAAAGGAATTGCATTATTCTAAACCTACTAAGTTAGGGAAAGGTTTTGAAGCTAAATTGGCAATTATGCCGATAGATAAAAAAAGTGAAGTTTGCGCTAGCCACACAAACTCCAATTCTGATAATTTGGGAATGTAAGGGACAACCCTTACTTTCTTATTTATTATATTCATTCGTACATTTTATATACATAAATTTCTTAAGTGTCAATATTACAATTAAATATTTCATAAAAGTAATGCTTTTGTAATATTTTTGTAACAAATATATTAGCATTTCTTTTATTTTCTGTCAACATTATAACATATATTTTTATTTTTTTCAATGACCTTTTATTTAGAAAAATCCCTTAATTTCAGTCAAAATTTGACTCACGACAATCAATTTTAAGGCATTTAAATTTTAAAGTAATATAGTTTTATGCCTCAATTTTGCTGATTTTTAGCACAAAAAAAGAGCTAGACTAAAATTAATTAATCTAGCTCTAACTTTTATATTTTTTTACAATAATCTAAACAAATCCATCCAGATTTTGTATATCCCCAGTTGCTTTTTATTTTTGTAACTGTGCATACTACACCTTTTCTATATCCAGAATATTCTCCACCTAATTTTCGATTTTGTAATCTAGCATTTGCAGATAGTTGTTTATAACTCTTTCTTGCATATTTTGTTCCTGCTCCTGTTCTTACATTTAAATTAGATGTTACTTTGTATTTTCCTGTAGTATATTTGCGAGATTTAGTTGTAGTAGATTTTTTCTTGCTAGGCATATAACTTGTTAGATAATCGCTACAAATCCATCTGTTAGTTCCTATTTCTGACCAGTTGCCATTTGTTGAATATATTGTTACTTGTGTTCCATTTGTTATTGCTCCAACTTTCTTTCCGTTAGGAGAATATCTTACATTTAATCCACCATTTGCTTTAACATATCTTGTATATGTATTTGTAACAACTGGTTTTGTATTATTTGTTGGTACATTTTCATCGTGAGCATATGCAAAGAATCTAGTATAGTTCGCATATCTTCTAAAGTTATCTATTGAACAATATACAGTATTTCCTGAAACTGTTACTTTTCCTCTTCTGGTAGATGTTTCAAATTTTCCTGAATAAAGATAAGGATCATATATTTTTAATGTATCTCCATCGATTCCTACTATTAATATTAAATGTCCTCCTGTTGTGAATAACCCATTTGCACAACTTGCAGCTACATAATGATTATTCCTTAACAAATCTACTGCTCTGTCTAAGTTGTATGTTTCTTCGTAAGCAATATCAAATTCATCTGCTACTGCTCTAAATGCACTTAAATATGTTCCGTTGTTTGAACTTCTATAGCCATATTTAACAAACAAATTGCACATTGTGTCTGGTGTTATTGCTCCTTTTGTAGCAGTAACTATCATACTAGCACACGTTGGTGCGCAACCACTTGAACCTATTGTTTGTGAACCGTTATTACAACTTGTGTATGGTTTATTTGCCCATCTTGAGTCTAATTGAGAATAGTATGTTAGTCCTTTGTAATCTCCTAATTCTACATTCCAAGATTGAGCTTTAGCTCCTTCATAGGCTATCTCGCCTTGTAATTCAAAGTTTTCGTTTTCTATAGTTTGTTCAACTGCATTTTCTTGTTCTTCTGTTTGTTCGACCACTTCTGTGGTTGGTAAAGCTTCTACTTGCTCATTTGTCATTTCATATGTGTTTATTGCATCCACTATTGTGTCTACTGCTTCATTTACTTTATCTTTATCTATTTTTCCTGTTTCTGTATAATTTACATATACACCAAATAAAATAGCAGTAGCTGTTAATATTGCTACCGCTATTGTTAATATTTTATTTCTCATTCTTATTGCCCTCCTTACTTTTCTAAATCAGTAATTCTATGATTTATTACTTTTATTTGTTCCTCTATAACTGGAACTCTTTGAGCAAAATTATTATGCATTCGTACTTCTCTTGTAAGTTCTTCTATTTTTGTATCTGTTACTGCCTGTTGTACACTTAATTTATTTTCTATGTCTTTACTGCTTTTTACATTTGTTATTATAACTCCTATTAGAGATAGTCCGCCTGTTATAATTGCTACTATTATTGATTCCATTAGTTAGCCCTCACTTTCTTGAAGCTTGTTTATTTTGTCTCTTAAGGCTTGTCTTTGTTTATGTAATTCTTCTATATCATAAGGCAATTCTAATCCAGCTAATTCATATTCATTGCATTTTATTATTTTATAGTCTGATTCATTTAGTTCACTTTGCAACTCTTTTATTTTAGCTTGTTTTTTCTCTTCTGCCTCTACATTTAATATTTCTTGATATTTATTTTCATCAAATACCCAGTTTTCATTTTCTAATTTATATGCTAACATTTTATTGCTGTCTTTTTCTGGTGGTAATTCGTTTACTTCAATACCACCTTCAAGTTTTCCATTTACAGTATAAATTCCTGTAAAATACTTATCTTTTAATAATACTTGCACTTTTTTCTCCTTTCTAATCTGTTGTTTTCGTGTAGTCTATTGTAACAACAGCTTCTTTAATAGGTCTATTAAGTCCAAATTCACAATAAAGTTTTTTATCACTTGTATTATAAAATATATTAGTTTGTTCTTGCGGAACTATATTACTTGTAACATTGTCTCCATAAACATTTGCAGACACTATTGGCAATGTTCTGCTTGCATCTTTCCACTTGTAATTGCTTTTAGAAAAATCAAAAAATATTTCATCAATATTTAATTCACTTAAACTAATTGCAACTGTTTTACCTGTTATTGAAGATATTTTCATTGTTTTTCTATAAATAAGTTTACCATCTATCCAAACTCCTATTATTTTTTCTTCTGTTGAATATACATTACTGTTTGTTACATCTATCTTTAATTGTTCTAAATTTGCTGTAACTTCTTTTATTGCTTCTTCTGCATTATCCTGCATAAGATTTAAGTTCTCAGCGCTAATCGGTGTTCCACCACTTTGTCCATTTATCCAATTTATTTTTTCCATAATTTTACCTCCATTTAAAAAAGAGCCCTTAGGCTCTCTCATAATAAATATTTGTTTTTATCTTTTCTCTACCATTTATAGGTATACTTATTAAATAGTATTGTCCTGTATCTTCTTTGGTTGCTACAGTATTTGTTACAGTAATCTTGAATATTTCATATTTTATTTGAACATATTGATAAGGTACTTCTAACGGATATACAGTCTCCCCAGGATATACATTTAAACTTGGGAATATTCCCTCTGTTATCTTTCTTGCTGGCCACAAATTTTCAGAAGGAAATAAGTCAGATTCTGGATATAATCCATTATCACTATAAGTGACATTTAGTTCATTAAGTATCTTAAGTAATCTAGTTCCTACTTCAATATGTTCACTATATGGCAATATAGAATATTCTTCTGATATAGTTTGATATGTTAATCCTAGTCCGATACTGACTGGTACTGCAAAATATCCATAATCACTTCTTGAAGCTAAAAATGGCATTTTACTAAATAAATGTATTGGGCTATCAACTAGTTTGCTAGGACAATAAAAATTAGCATCAGTTGAAAATATATCTCTTCTACTAATGCTAAATAATTTGTTTACATCTTCTATGTATAAGTTATAATTTCTTGTATCTACACAAGCATATAATTCTATTGCTTCATCATCATATGAAGGACCAAATCCTATTGCTGTTATTTTTCTTCCTATATAGTCTTCTAGAGAATAAATGTATCCTCCATTACTAATATCAAATATTTTAAATCTTTTAGGAATACTTGTGTATAAATAATTGACTTCAATTTGTTTGTTAGATGAATTTATATTCATATCTTCATAAGCAAATGTTATATCAAAATTATCGCTTGTCACTGTGCTATTTTCATCAAACTCAAGTGGCTCGTCAAATTTAAGATAACAACTTTCCATTTCTAAATTGTTTCTTTGTATGCTATTTAAAGTTTGATTTTCAGTTATTAAATCTAAATATTTATTTAGTATTAAATTTTGTAGTTTAATTTGTTTGTTTCCATTTTTTATAATAATATATTCGTTTTTAACTTTCATCTTACACCTCCGCTTCTGGTGTGTATAATTCGTGAACTTCGTTGACCCCTTCCTCAACAAATTCACTAATTACTAAACTACTATTTTGAGTTTCTGTTTCTTGTGAACTCTTAGGTCTAAATATATCAATATAGCTACTTAATAAAGCTGAATTTTGCAATATGATTGTCCAATTTTGTTCTAAATCAGAAACATATGTATAATCTATTTTTGTTACTGCAAATTTGCCCTCTGAAAAGAATTTTGGTAATTCTATATCAACTATATCTCCAACTTTTAGCTCTGGGTCTATGTCATATTTTAAGACTATAGAATTGACTTTATTAGTATCTTGCATAATTAAACTTCTTGCATAATTGATTAATTCTTTTAATGTATACCAAGTTTCATTTGCATCTACTATTTTTTCAATTTGCCCACTATCACTAATAACACCTTTTAATTTTTCAATTTCTCTTGAATACATAAATTGCATTTTTATATATCTTAATGCAGTATTACTTAAAATTGTATCTATTATTATATCTGTTTCTCCATTGTATTTAAAAGAAGTTATTAAATTATTAAAGAAACTGTCTCTTTGCAATACTATTGTTCCCTCATCGCCTTCGTCATCACTATATGTAATAGAACCTGTTGTTTCAAATTCATTTGTTGTAGCATTATAAATAATTGAATATATATTTGTTCCTTCTGCTATTTCAAATAATGTTAAAGATGTGTCATCTCCATTTTCTTTCAATACTTGTTTTGCAATTTCCTTACTGATAATTATTGGATAATTTAATTCAACATTATCTCCTTTTTTTACCGTTTTAGGCAATGTAAGAAACGCAAATCCATCATAGTTAATAACATATGCTTCGGAAACTGCTTCTGACTTATAAATTAACCTAGCATTTTTTATATTGATTACATTTGCATAATCAACACTTTCAATGCTAGGTTCTATACCAAATAATCCTTTTTCCTTTTTAGTATCTGTTATTTCTTTTGCTACATTTTTTCCAAACAGATAATTTATTGAATTTACATATATATTTTTGTTCTCATCTATATACCAAAATATGTTATGTTTTAAACATATTTCATTCATTACACTTTCAATTGATTGCATAATATATGATACTAATATTTGAGTGTTTGGTACATTCATTTCTGCTATTATAAATCCATCATTTGTTAATGGCTCTAAAATTCTTGTTATTGCATCTGACATTGTATAAGTGCCATTTATTGTAGCTGTTCTTACTGTTGCCATTTTTAATGGGCTTAGGAGTGTTAATGTAAGTTCTCTGTTTTCAGAACTCATTTTCATAGTAGATAATTTTATGCTATCAACAAAACCAGTAAACAATACTGTTCCTTCTGTTAACTTTGTTTCATTTTCTACTTCAATTAACTTTACTTCTTGATATTTTACAGGAATATCAGCAAGTGTATATCCTGTAAAATCTATTGTTATATCATTAAAGGTGACTTCACTATTTGACCTAGAAAACCCGCAATCATTTATTATTTTAAATGCTTTGTTATTATAAACAATTCTTTTTATCATTTTACACACCTGCCGTTCTTAGTGTTTTTGATACTGTAGGAGCTACTACTCTACCTACTTTTGTACTATCTAAATAAGTATCTCCTTTTACATTTATATTTGCTGTTATTGTTTTATTAAAGTTAGCACTTGTACTTAAATTTGTACTTAATTTTTGCGTTTCAAAATCTACTGCTGATTTCATTTTCTTATAAACACTTGATATATTATTCTCAAAACCTTCGCCTACTCCGTAAAGCTATATATTTTCCTACTTCATCTCTAAATACTCTTGAAGGACTGTGTATTCCAAGTGATTGTTTCATTCCATCAAGTATTCCTTGTGCAAATTCTCCTACTTTTTGAATTATCCAATCTTTTGCTCCTACAATACCATTCCATAAACCTTCTACAATATTTTTTCCAATATTTATCATGTTTTGTGGTAGCTCTTTAAAAAAGTTTATTACACTATTTACTACTTCTGGAACTTTTTGAACTACTATGTTTTTCATGTTAATAATCCATTGTCCTATTTTAGTTACAGTCTCCACAAGCCAATTCCATATTTTGCTAGGTAGTTGCTTGAACCATTCAATTATTCCCTGAATTATTTTAGGCAACTCTGTTGTAATCCAATTCCATAAATCAATTCCAAATTGAATAAAATGTCCAATAGCTTGCCCTATAAGTATTCTAAGATTATATGGTAAATTTCTAAACCATTCTATTACTGAAACTACCAAGTTTTGAACTGCAGTTATAAAATTTGAAAAAGCATTTGGAATTGTTACTGTAAAAAATAGTATAATATTTGTTACTAAATTTATAAAAAATACAATTACTTGGGCTAATTTACCAATAAGAAAAGAAAGCACCTCTGCAACTATATTAAAAGCTACCCCTAAAACATTTATTAAAAACTCTCCTACTGGAGCTAGCTTAATCAATAAATCTCCTAAGGCTTGTTTCAGTTGTTCTAGCTCAGGTTTAATTGTTTCCCATGCTTTTAAAAATGCATTTTTTATTTCTGTAAAAGCTTTATTTACTGCATTTCTAAATGTTTCAGATTTTTTATATAAAACAACTAATAAAGCTATAATTGCTGTAATAGCTAATATTATTAATCCTGCTGGGCTAATTATAAATTTAAAAATAGCAGCTAATGCTTTCATTGCTGCTGTTGCTCCTGTTGTAGTTCCTTTTAAAACTCCAATGGCTCCGTTTATTGTTATTATTGCTTTTATTAAACCACTTATTCCAGTTGCAATTTTTCCAAAAACCATCAAAACGGGTCCTAACGCTGTTGCTATAAGAACTACTTTCAATATAGTTTCTTGTGTTTTTTGATCTAAGTTAGCAAACGCATTCGCCCATTCAGTTATCTTTTCAACTATTTTTGTTACAATAGGTAGTAAACTTTGTGTTAAATTTCCAAGTGCTGATTTTAATGCGTCCATCGCTGTAGAAAACTTTCCATTCATAGTTTGAGAAGCTTTTTCCATTGATTGGTAATATCTACCACCTTCAGAAGTAGCAATTTCCATAGCTTCTGAAATGTCCTCAAAAGATATTTTTCCATCTGAAACTTCATCTCTTAACTTGGCCATAGATTTTCCTGTAGATTCTGCCATAACTTGCAAAGGGTTAAATCCAGCATCTATCATCTGATTGATATCTTCCATTGTGGCTTTACCACTTGCCCCAATTTGAGAAAATGCACGTGTTAAGCTCATTAGTTTTTCTTTGTTTCCCATCGAAATGTCTCCAAGAGTTTGAAGATATCCTTTAGTTTTATCTGCGGCTAAACCAAATCCTAACATCATTTGAGTACTTTCAAGTAAATCAGCTGTTTCAAATGGTGTAGTATTTCCCATTTCTTTTAAATCAGCTAACATTTTTTTTGCTTTAGTTGCACTTCCTAATAATGTTGTTAAATTAGCTTCAAAATCTTCCATTTGTGCATTATATTTAACTCCTGCTGTCCCTAAAGCTATCAAAGGGACCGTCAACCCTACAGTTAATGCTTTCCCTGCTTTTATAGACACAGTTCCTATTGCATTAAATCCCTTTGCTAATTTAGCGGATATTCCTGATGTTGATTTTTCTAAATTATTCAAATCGGATTTTAGTGTTTTCAATCCTTTTTCGAGTTGTTCTTTTGTCAATTCAACTTCAATTGTAACTGAACCATCTGCCATAACTTCTTTCCTTTCTAGTCAGGCTCATGGGCTCAATTTAAAGACTATTTTTCCTTATTGTTTATCTTAATTTCTATTTCTTTTCCACATTTTTTGCATAATAAAAAGACGCCTTTTGAATTAGCGCCTTCTTTATACTTTATTATTTTCTTTGAACAATAAGGACATATATACCATTTTTTCATATGTCCTCCTATTTCATATTATATGTTCCAGTTATGTCCGCAACTTTGACATACTGCTATACTTTTATGTTTTGTTACTAATTTTTGTTTTTTATGTCCAAACATTTTCCCTAATAACATTGGTATTGTTAGAAAAATCCATAATATAGGTTTCAACTACCAACCAATTAAAAGCCAATATGCTATACTGTGATGTTTATCTTTTAATTTACTTTCAGAAACCATTTGTACATTTACCTTTTCACTTCCACATTTAGGACAATTCATAATAATACATCTCCTTTTATTTTAATATCCTATAGCTGTAACTCCATATTCTGCCTGTTCTTTCGAAAATCCTTCAAATTCCAATTGTTCAATTAATCCACTTTTTGAAAAAGATGTATAATTAATATAATCTTTTGCTTTTTTAGCAGCTTGCTCATTCCAATCTGCTCCACAATTATCTGCTCCATATATAGCTTCATCTTTCGAAAATCCTTCAAATTCCAATTGTTCTACTAATCCTTTATAAGAAAAAGCCGTATAATCTAAATAATCTTTTGCCTTTGAAAGTGCATTTTTTTGTCCCATTGTTTCTGTTTCTTTTGGTTCTGGTTCTTTTTCAGATGTTGTTTCGATTATTTCTTCCTGATGTTCTTCAATTTTATTCTCACTTATCATATTTTCTTCTACTTTTCCTTGCTCAACTTGTTCTTCAACTATATTATTACTTGTAGTATTGTTCAAACTCGCCTCAATTCCTTCTTGAAATCCTTCAATAAATGCTGGAATAAAAACGAAAACTAAAAAAAATACACCTAAAGCAATCAATCCCCAAAACCACCATTTTTTGTTAATTGGTTTAATTTCTTTCTCCATACGATTTCCTCCTTTTACTATTATAGTTAATGTTAATATATATGTTGTTGTTAATATTACAATAACATAATACTAATAAAAAAAATGTAGAAGTTTGTCGAAAATAAAAAAATTACCAAAAAACTTTTCCAAAATCCGCTTCTTTTTGTTCTTCTGTTCGCATATCTGGCAAAGCATATTGTTTTTGTAACATTTTATAATGTTTCTTTTCTTCTTTATCTTTTATTTTAGATAAATCTATTCCTCTATACCCCATTATTTTAACAATCAAATTATCTTCTTTTAATCCATTAAATCTCGCTTTAAATTCCCACCAATGTAAATAATTTATTGTTTGTAAATTTATATTGTATTGATCTAAAAAAGCATCATAAATTAAATCATCATCAAATTCATAGCTATAAATTTGCTTTTCTTTTACTTTTTTTTGTTCTTTTTGACTAGTCTTTGTTTCTTTTCCACATTTATAAAACCATAATATATCATCTATTGCTTTTTTTACATCTTTAATTTGACTTCTATCTGGATAATATAAATTTATTGCTTGATTTATTTTTATTTCTTCATTTAAATTATTATCTTGCATTAATAATTCAAATAAAATGGAATTTCTAAAATTAGTATTAAATTCAATAGGTATTCTTGCTTTAACCACTTCATTTATGTCATCTACTAACAAATTCATTTATTTTTTTGCCCTTCTAGTAGCTCTATTAGGAGAATATTTTGTAGAAGCTTCAGTCATTTCTCTTTGAAGTTCATCAATTTCTTTTTCTACAATATTTTCTTGTTCTAATCTAGCTTTAACTAAATCTTTAAATGCTTTTATGCATAAGTGAAAATTTTTTTTCCCTTTAAATATTTTTAATGAAATCTCTTCTCCAAATATATTGTTAAAGCATTTTTCAACTATTGAACAAACTTTTTTGATAAACTCTGACTGTTTTATTTTATTTACACTTATATTATTTAGTTCTTGAGATGCAATATCTATATGTTTTTCAAATTTTTCCATTTGTTCTGCATCATAAAAATCAAATTCTATTTCTGTATCTAATATTTTCATGTTTTCCCTCCTATATTTTTATAAGACTAGAATAACTCTAGTCTTATAATTATTCCTCTGTATTTTCTGTACTTGTTGTTTCAGAGAATGTTGCTGTCATTCCATCAGTTGAAATTGTTGCTATTCCTTTTGTTATATCTCCTGCTGCATGGAATGTTCCAGAATATGTATATGCATCTGTTGAATCTCCATCAGAATCTGGAATTACTGAATATGTTCTTAATTTAGCTTCGTATCCCTCTTCTGTTTTCTTATTAAAATTAACTGTTACTATTTGAACTGTTTCTCCAACTTTTTCTTCGTCATGTATTTCCGCTATTATGTCATGTATTGGATTATCAACAATTCTATCAAAAGCATATGCTATTTCTGGAGAATATCCTGTTACATCGCTTCTTTCTGTTTTTTCATCAATATATCTCCTGTCATATGTACTAGAATTTAATGATTTCCCACCTTCTGTGAAACCTTGCATTCTTGTATAATCTTTTTCAGTTTTCATAAAATTAACAATGTCTGCTCTGTTATAAACTTTCATTTAACCTTCCTCCTATAAAAAAATAAGAGTCCCTTATAGGAACTCATAATATGTGAAATTCATTTGAATAATATAAATTGCTGTTGTTTCAGTTTTTTGTAAGATGTAACTTGGACTTGTACATTCTATTGAAAATGCATTATCTATTTTTGGAAAATTCTTTATTCTATTCTGTACTTCTATCCATTCCATAAAATCTTCTCCAAATTTACTATTTGCTAAATTTGTTACAACTCTACTAGAAATTGGAGCAGTAACTATAAAATCAAATGTAATTTGATATTTTCCACCTCTGCCATCAATAAATGGCTTTATTTTTGGTTGTGATGGTGTTTTATCAATTGAATATGAATATACTTCATCATCTAAATAATCTACATTAATTTTATCTCCATCTAGCAATGGACATGTTTCAATATATTCTTTTATTAATTGCATTTTTGATTTTTCCATTACATACCTCCATTTTTAATAAATTTTTCTACATCTCTGCAAATTTCTTTTCTTCTATCATTCATCATTCTTTTATCCCATTCAGGACCTCTTTTAGGTGCTCCTTGATATTTCATATCTTGATTGGATATTGTTCTTTTTACTCCTTTTGGTTTACTTGCTCCTATTGCTTTCTTACCTTTGTAATGATAATGAGCATAAGGACCTGCATGCTTTATAGAATATTTATTAGGAAATGTTACTTTTCTATATAAATCTCCATTATTTCTTGGAACATATGGTTCATATAATCTATAAATATCATCACGCAAAAATTCTGTCACACGTCCATTTTCATCTAAGCCGATGGTCTTTTATTATTTTAGTAGCACTATTCATTTTTACTTTTATGTTCATTTGCATTATTCTGATACCCCTATTTTATAATGTTGTAAACTACCTTTTCTATTATCATCTACTGACACTACTTTGAATAATTGATATTTCTTCATTAATGTCCTTTCATCAAATTCATCATCTATAATTCCTTCAACAACATAATCATCTGTAGAAATATCTAATTGTTCTGTAGTAGGTATTGTTATTGAGCCTATACTTCCTTTTTCAAGTCCGTTTATCTATCAAGTTAGTCTTTTTATTGTGTCTAAAATAAACTTGCTCAAAAGGCAATTTCATAACACTCTCATCATCTTCAAAATGATATACTGTTATTTTATCTTTAAAAAACTTATTATTCATTTAACACACCCCACAATACAATAAAGGCAATCCATCAATTCCTATTACATCCCATAAATGATTAGATAGTGTTGTTTGCATTTTTTGAGAATACTCTTTTTCAATTTCTTCTGGTGTTGAATAACTTTCACTCCAGCCTTCTATATTTTGTGATTTCAAATTTCCAATTTCACTTAATTTTGTTGCTTGTTCATTTATTAAATCAACAATTAAGCAAGTAACATATTTTACTTGCTCTGGAATATTGTTTTCATCAATTCTTCCATGAGTATTGTAATTTATATAATTACTTGCTTCTATTACTAATTTATTAAAGTTGTTAGGTATGCTATCAGCACCTAACAATTGTTTATATTCTTTGTCTGTTATGTATTTAAGCATACCTTAAACCTCCTTAGGCATTTTTCTTTATTTGTACACCTAATGCATTTGTTACCATTAAGCCACCAACTTGTCTACCTTGTAATGCAGAAGCTTTAATATGTTTTCCGTCTTTGATATCTTCAATAGATGGTTCTGCTTTCCATACTTCATATTTTTGGCAGAATCTTTTATCATAGATTATAAATTCTACATTTTCATCCATTAAGTAGTTAGGCTTTACTGGTACACCGTTTATTTTACCAATAACACCTTCTCTTATTAATTCAGCACCTAATGTTCCTGCTGTATTAGAGAATTTTTCATCAGTTAATAATAGTAATTCAGTATCAGCACTTACTGCTACTCTCATTGAATTAACTTTCATATTTCTTTTCTTCATATTTGATATTTCTTTTGCTATTTTTTCATAAGCATCAGCTTTAGTTAATGGTGTAACATCAGAGCTTACAGTTCCTTTCATTAATTCTTCAATAGCCATTGTTTCTTTTTTCATACCTATAGAATATCCAGCACTTTCAATTCTTTGTGAAGCTAAATTATCTGGAACTGCTTCTGCTTCGTACCCATCTATTAATTCGTTTACACCATAGTCTTTGTCTATTGGTAATGGTAGATAATCAGTAGCTGATTGAGTTAATTCAATACCATTTAAAATATCATAATCAGATACTTTTACTTCTCCATTTCTTGTTGGGACATTTATTTGTCCTGTTACTTCATCTTTCTCATAATCTGTTGAGAAATCCTCATAAATATTCATTTCTGCTCTCGCAATTGCTAATACTTCGTTAGCATAAGTTTCTTTTCTTTTATGTGTTCCTGTTCCTATTGCATTTGCCATAATTAATCATTCCTTTCTATTTTTCAAATAATTCTGGGTGTTTTGCTTTTAATATTGCTGTAACACCACTTTCTTCAGAACTTAAAGTTTTAACTGGTGCACCAGTAGCTTTGTGTTCTGTTTCAAGTTCTTGTCCTAAATACTTAGGGTTATCTTTCAAGAACTTAGCTAAATTCTCTTCAAACTCACCATCCATTTTAGAAACTTTAAATACTACATAATCAACATCGTCTACATTTACTCCAGCTTTTAGAACTTGATTTTCTTGAAATAAGCTTTCTTTTTCAGATAATGTTTTTTGGTATTCTGTTTCTTTTTCGGCTTGTTTTTGTTCTGCTGTTTTTTGACTTTCTTGCCATTCTTTATATTTAGTAATATCAATACCTTCATATTTCTTTTCAGCTTTTTGTTTTTCTTTTTTTAGCATTGAATTTACTTCTTCTTGCGTAAAAGTCTTTTCAGATTTTTCCTCATTTTTTTGTTCAGTTTGAGTAACTGCACCTCCTGTTTCTTCAACATTTACGTTTTCTACAGTTTCTTTGTTTTCTTCCATAATAATTACCTCCGTTTTAAGTCATTAGAGTTGACTATTTTACCTTTGTTGTTCTTTAATGTCTGCTACAAAGTAAAAAGACATTAAAATAAGAGACCAGCTTTATTGCTAATCTCTTGCATATAAAAAAGACACCTCTTACGGTGCTTTGATTAACTATTTATTAATTTTTCTAAGTCTTTGTTTTCATTATCTTCAACTATTTCCCATTTACCACACAAATCCATATTTTCTAATGAAGCAGGTTTTATAGCTGAATAAAGATAATCATCTTGACTATCATCTATTATTCTTAACATTCCATCTTCTATCCCAATACATTCGTAAATTTTACCATCTGTTAAACTTTCTACTCCAAAGCTTTTGCCAATATATCTTACTTTCAACTAAATCCCTCCTTTTAACTTTTTGCTTTTTATTTTCCATTCCGTAAATATACCATTTTCTCCTTGAACCCAGTGTATGTCGAATACATATTTATCGCTTTCTATTTTTCCAGCTCTTTTACTCCAATTTTGTAATTTACCACCATATAATTTTACATACTTGTATGCATTTCTAAATTCTTTTGAATTTTTCCCTGCTATTTCAACTATATTTGTTATTTCTGCTCCTTTAGGTATAAAAGCTTGTGTTGCATTATTGTCTATAAAACCTAATTTCTTATCTAATGGAATAATACTATTATACAACAATTCCTTATTTTTTTCAATTTTTTTAGAACCCTGGACTATCTTCTGCGACAAACTTCTATCGATCCCATTTACTACTTCTCTAGTTTTATCTCTTCTTAATCCTGTTTGATTTAAAAAGTTATTTAATATAAGCTCTTTTTGCTTTAGCTGACTAGAAGTAAGTCTAAATTTATTTTGTACTTCTTCTAAATCTATATCAGTATTGTTGCTTGTTAATATTCCTTGCAATCCTACTATTTCTTTTTTGTCTTGTCTTATTTGCCTTTCCATTTTCCTTTGTATCTGTGTAGCTTCGTATTTGCTTATTTCTCGTCCGTTGTATGTAACAGTTTCATTAGCCATTTCTTGTAATTCTTTATCTTTATACGTTCTTGTACTTCCTTTGTAGTACGGTCTCCAATCGTGCCTACAATTTACACCTTTAAACCCTGTTACTTCTCCATAGCCTATGTCGTCTAAACTTAAATAGCCTTTTTGTCCACTTCTACTTACTATTCTACCTTGCCATTCTGCATGTTCAGGTCTTGCTCCACTGTGTGCAGTTAACTCCATTAAATCCCAACCTAATTCATCGGCTCTCATTTCTTGTAATTTCCCACAAGTTTGATTCACTGATGTTACAATATTCATTCTAATTGCACTTTCAATGCTTCTATGTTGCCCTGATGGATATGTTATATAAGAACCTTGATTACTTAGTTCTTTAATTGTATCTGTAATTGCTTGAGAATAACTTTTTACTCCTGTACTTACTTCCATATATGCTTTATTCATCGCATTGTAAAATTGAGTTTGAGCAGTACTCGCTGTTGTCATTACTAAGTTATTTAAATTATTGTGTGTTTTTAACGCTGTTGCTTCTAATAAATTCCACATACTTCCACTTTGTTTTAATGGCACTGGATTTAATCCTGCTAATTTATAAATATTATCATCATATTTCAATGAATTAACCCCAGCAGTTTCAAATATTCCTTTTATCTGACTTGCTGAGGTATTATTATATTTAGCAACTAATTGAATTATATCTTGATACATTAATCCCATTTCTTCAGCTATCAGAATGTCATTTAAAACAACAGTATTTGCATATCCTACATTTGCTATTCTTTCTGCTATTTCTTGTATTATTTCTAGTTCTAATTGACTATAAATTTGTTCTGCTTGTTTTCCTATTTGATTCCATTGTTCTGGAGTTAACATTTATATCACTCCTCACTTGGTATTATTCCAAAAGCTTCCTGATTACTCATCTTCTCGTCTTGTATTTTTTGTAGTTCTTCTTCTGCTTCTTGTTCTGACATTCCTTTAATATCCATTAAATATGATTTCTTGCTTCTTAATCCTGCTGTTACTTCTTGTTGTGCTCTTAATTGTTCTGTGTTTTTATCTTCTATTATGCTATCATCAGGTGTAATTGTTATTTTAGTTGTTTTTATTCCTTCTATTTCGCATATTGCTTTTACTAAGTCATATACTGCATCGTTTACTATTGATAAGTAATGTTCTCTTGTTCTGAAAGCTTTGCTGTTTTCACTTATTACTTCTGTTGCTGTTTTTACACTTTGTCCATCAAATTCATAATAATTACTTCCTAATCCTATATTGTCAGCTAACCAATTAAGTTCTGCATTTATACTATCAATATGCTCTTGATATCTTAAAGACATATCTATTTCTTTTACAGGTTCTTTCATTTGGTCACTATCAACATTTAATGCTTGATATGCTTTGTCATTTTCATCAAAGTATTGTATAAATCTTGTATTTCCTTTTGTGTCTGTTTCCATTTTACCTTTTAATGCACTTTGACTTACTACAATTCTTTTCTTTCCTAATATAAACTCATTATTAAAACTGTCGTATTTTATATCTATTGCTTTAAATCTATCAATACTGTTTGCTAATATACTAATTCCCATTGGACTATTAGTATCAAAATTGTTTGCTAAATTAGGTTTAACTATTTGAAAATGTGGATTTTTTGTTCTTATAATTTCTTCTTCTTTTACATTAGGAAACTTACTAGAAAAATCTGTTTCTTTTCCAAGTTCTCCTTCTGCTTTGGATGTGTATAACTCATTATATTTTATATATACATCCCCTAAAAATTCATGATATGTTAAATGTGTGTAATATATTTTCTTTTTTCCTACTTCTTCCATAAATCTACTAACTGCTATCATTCCGTTTATGTAACTATTTGTATATTTGTAAGGTAAAACAACATCTCCATCAATATAATCTATTATTGTTTTATTGTTCCCATCTTTATATTCTACTAAAGCTCCATTACCTAATGCTAACATTGCTTTTTCCAAAAAAACAGGAAAGTTTTTTGTAAAAGAATTTTCTTTACTATCTAAAACTTCCCATAATCTTTTCGTAGCATTTTGACTACTTAATTCTATTTTTGTTTTTTCTGTCCATAATAACTTAGTTAAATCTTCACATACTTTTTTAGGCATATTCATTGTAAGTCTTTCACATTCTACATCTGTTCCGTTTATTCTTTCAGTATAATAATGAAAGTCATTTACACTTCCTCTGTACCATTGTTTCCATATGGCCATTAAATCATATATACTTCCAACTGTTACATTTATTCCTTTTTTACTTAATACACTAGCTATATTATTATATAAATCCATTTTTTCCTCCTAATATTTTAAGCCTAGCTTTTGTAAATTATCTTTTATCCAATATTGAAAATTATCTTGTGTGTGGTCTCCATAGCTATAAGCATAATCTTTGGTATATGTGTTATAGTATTTTTCTGAACTTAAAAAAGCCTTCTCCGTTTTATCTGGAGTTGGCTTTCCCTTTTCTACACTATCTTTTACCCACATATAGTTTTCATTTTCTTTTTTGAATATCTTATTATTATTATTATTTAATACTCTAAATTTTCTTTTTGATAGAAAGTCTTGAGAATATTCTATTAGTTGTTCTTTGTCTGTTCCTTTATCAACTGGATGTAATCTTCTTCCATAATCTTTAAAAAATTGATTTCTCAATGCTCCTTCTGCTGAATCTATTGTTTCTTTATCCATTACTGTTTTATATTTTTTTATCATAGTAACTTCAAAATCGAATATATCTTTACTTAATTCACTTGGTGCTTTCTTTACTGACTTTTCATGAGGACTGTAATAGTATGTATCTAATAAATACCAATATCCATCATTTCCTAGTCCATAACATCCTACTGCTGTTGCTGATGTTTGATGTCCACTATCTATGGCAAAATCTATATATAATATTTTTATCTTGTTTTGCTCTATGTAATCTTCATCTACATATTCTATTAAATCAGGATTATATATAAGTCCCTCTAATCCTATTACCTCACCTAAGTAAATCCATTTGTAACGTTTTTCATCATTTTGTTTTAATTCTTCTGCTTCTTGTATAGCTATTTGTCCTAGCCATTCTTTTGGAACTGTCCTATAGTCGCTTTGATTAACTAAATAGTTATTACTCTTTTCTTTTTCTTCTGTCCATTTGTTTACCCAGTCAAACTTATTTTTTGGTGGATTAAATGAATAAAAAGTAATAAACCAATCATCATTACCTCTCATAAAAGTAGCTTTTATTTGGTCTACATCTTCTGGATTATCCCATCCTGTTAATTCCTCGAACCATACCATTTTTATAAGAGTATTTTCATCTATCATTCCTTTTACAGCTTCATAATCATCTCCACCTGCAAAATAAATTGTATTTCCATTATTGAACTGTATTTCCATTGGTGATAATTTAGCATCATAATCAATTCCTTCTTCTAGCCCTAATCTTTTACAAGCTCTTTTTATTTCTTTATATACAGATTTTCTTAATTGATTTTGGTGTTTTCTTAATATTACCCCAGAACAGTTGTTATTATTTAAACAGTTATATACTATTTTTATGGAAATCATTGAAGATTTCGTAGAACTTCTTCCACCTTTGTATATTTGATTCGTTTTTTTACTATTAAATGTATTCCAAAAATGTGGAGCTATAATGTCTTTTATTCTAACTCTCATCTTCATCATCCTCTGGTAAGTCATTTATTATTTCAATTCTATTATTGTTATTATTTGTTTTTTCATCTTGAGCTACTTCTCTTATAGTATTAAATGCTTGTACATCTCCTTTTAATGCTTTTCCATACATTGCTACTAAAAGTGCCATTTGATTATCTATGTCATCTGTTTCTATTCCTAAATCTTCAATAAATTTTAATTGTTTTTGTTGTTTAAACGGTAGTGATAATAACATTTCCATTTGTTCTTTCATAGCTTTTCTTTGTCGTCTTACTTCTCCTGATTTTTGACCACCTTTTTTTGCATATTCTCTCTGTTCGCTCTTGGTTCGTTTATTCCATGGTATTAAATTTTGTTCATTAGCCATCTACCTCCACCTACTTTTTATTCAGCTCATTTAAAACTATTTTAATAATTAACATTAATATATATACTGCTATTATTGCTAAACATATAGCTATAAAAGAAGCTAATATAATTCCACAACATATCAATATGTTTATTAATAAATTCAACATAATTTCCTCCTATTTTATTAATGCCTTATCTTCACAAGCTTCTCTATACTTACAAATATCACATTGCTTTTTAGAGTCTATTATGCATTTATTTTGTTTTATTCTTTTTTTATAGTATTCTTCTCTTCTCCAATCAGCAACTATTTCTGCTGCTATAGAACTTCCTTTTCTTTTCATATGCATTCCTCTTTTGATTTTATATTTCGACATACTTTGACATATTTCACACTTTTATTTTGCTATACTTGTATTGAAAGTGAGGTGAATATTATGAAAAAATTCTTTTCAAGAAAGTATAGCAAAATTCAAATTATTAATTCAATACTATCTGCTTTAAAAAAATCTGGTTCAAGTACTGATAAATTAATAATTCATACATCAAATGGTATTTATCAAGGTGTACTTAAAAAGCCAATCAATTTCTCTGACACAACAGTTACAGAAAATGATGATATTTTAACTTGTTTCGATAAAATGTACCAATCATCATTAGCTGCTTATGAAAATTCAGAGGATAGTAAAAATAATATTGAAATATCTGAAAATTCACTTACTATAGAGCTTGAAGATGTTGATGTTTTTACAAGTTTAAAAAAAGTCAAAATGCCATTTGCTATTATATTTGTTGACCAAATAATTGGTTTTTCAATCGGTCACATGGAATAGTTTTATCAACTTTTATACTTGAAACACCAGTCGTAAAAACAACTGGTGTTTCTTTTTTGTTCTCAATTAATTCAATTAATTCTTGTACTGTACATTCTATTTTCATATATTTACCTCTTTTGATTTAATTTATTACATAAAAAAAGCACTGAAATAATCAGTGCCCTTTTTTTTATAACATTTGTATGAAATGTTATTTTTGATAGAAATCTCCATTTCTGTTTACACCCATATGCGAATGTCCACTTGGATCATTGCTGTCTGGAAAATATACATTAATAGAATTTTGAGTTTCCTTGATAGTTCCACTTCCGCATGGATAAGCAAACTTACCTAATCCAGCGTCAAAGATATCGTCTTCAAGTGTCTGTTGTCCTTCCGTACTATCCTCATAACTTCCATTCCAATAACTCATATTTCTACCTCCTAAAGCATTTGCTTTAAAAATACATCTACTACAAGTTACTTTGTAATTATACAACATCGTTTTTGTTATGTCAACTTTTCATAAAAATGTTTGCATTTTTTTTGATATTTTTATAAATACTACGAAATATGTAAGTTATATATAATTGCACTCTAGAACTGAATATCTTGTATTTCATCTATAATAGATTACTTTTTGCCATTCTGCTACACATACTTCGCACTGCATATAAATTTGTTTAATGTTATATAAAATACTATGTAATGATATACCGTTTGCAAACTCTATCTATTATTCCACATTGGACTGGCTTTCACTTTAGATAATATATCACTACATATTATTTTATACTTTATTAGAACTCACTAGGAAAGCTCTAGTTACACCATTTTTATTCTACGAAAGGAGGCTTTTTAAAGCCAATTTATATTAACTTACCTAGTATTGTTAATAACTAATTAGTGCCATTTACTTCTAGAATTTAGTAGTAGACTTATGAGACGTATCTTTCTCACTACTGACTTGTAAATGGCAATATAAAAGAGCCTATCGTTTTTGATAAGCTCTTTGTATAATTTTGTATTTTTATGTTGATTATTTTTCTAACTCATAGTATAATATTTTTTGTTCTTCTATATTACTTATCCTGTGAAAGGTGGTGATATGATGGATAAAGTAATAATGCTTACTGTATTAGTGTTTATTTATTTAATCTTAGAATTATTTAAATAATCTAATACATATTAAAATACTAGAGATTGCCGTCTCTAGTATTTTTTGTTCTCCTTATATGGATAAGTATTAATGCTTACTTTGAAATGGTTGGCTGATAAAAACCTCCTATGATTATCACTTTATCATTTCAGTATTAATATTATACTAGAGTAATTTTAAAAAATCAATACTTTTTGTTTAATTTATTTAATCTCTAATGTTATTATACCATTTTTATATAAATTTATCAAATTTAAAGAGCTGACATTTAAAACGTCAGCTCTTTTAGGGAGCGCTTCTTTGCTCTTTTATTTTAGTAGCTCGGTCTAATGAGATATTTCTATCTGCTACTTTCACTGATACTATTTTAACACGTTTTTTTACTGTTTTTTTGCCAAATTTATGCCAACTTTTTTTAATTCATTTCCAACTGCATATATTAATTCTTGTTTTCTTCTTCCAAATGTCCTTTCAGACATACCAGAATTGATTATATCCCATTTTGATTTGCTTTGTATGTAATATTTTTCAAATAACTCTTTGCAGTCTTTATTAACTAATTCTAGAGCTTGTACAACTGCTTTGTATTCTTTTATTGATTTCTGCAAATGTTCATCTTCTTGTAATTTTATAACACTGTTAAATACTCTATCTGAAATCGCATAAGGAGCTTTTGGCATACCATCTATTCCTTGCCCACCTAAACTCATTATATCTGCTCTTATGTTCATTATATTTATGCAATTATAGTTATATCTTTTTAAACATCCTTTTGCTTCTTTATATTCTTCTCTGCTTATTTTATTCATTCGTTCTCCTTTCCCATTTAGAACATGTCTCTTTTTTTAGAACAAAATTCTTATTTCTTTTATTTGAATTTGTTGATTTACATATTCCTGTTCCGTATTTACCTCTACCTGCTAAATAATATTTACAAGTTTCACATATTTTTGTCATTTGTTTACACCTCTCTATCTTTCTATGGGTTCAAATGTAAATCCTTTTTCATTAAAATCAGTTAATTTTGTGTCCCAGTGTTCAATAGGTTTCTTTACTTTTAAACTTTCTTTAAAATTATTTTTATGCTTTTCTTCATATTCTGCAATTAGTTCTTCTATGTAATCTGCTTCTATTAGCATCCTGTTATCTCCATATGTACCTTCTAAGCCTTCTACTAGCTCTTTTATATCTGCTAATCTTATATATACTTCTGTTCTACCATTCCTAGTTTGCATATCAATTTCTTTTTTTAATCTTTCAATATTCATAATTAATTCTCACTTTCTTTTATTTTACTTTCAAAGAATTTCTTTACACATTCTCTGCAATCTTTTTCTTCTTCATTATCTACACATTTTATGTGCTTGCATACTAATTCATCTATATCTTCTTTTACTATGTAATCTACTAATGCATTTATTAGTTTTTCTTTTTCTTGTATTTCTGCTTTTAATTCTTCATTCTCTCTTTGTAGTTTTGCTATTAAATTTAATATTGTATCTATTGCTCTAGCTTTTCCTTCTGCATATGTGTTCGTCGCTATTTCTTTTAATCTTTCAATAGCCTTCTTTTCTTCCTCTTTCATTTGTTCCTCCATATTCAACTTGTTTTGTTAATTTTAAATACTCTTCTACACGATTTTCATACATTATTTTATATTGACTAAGTTCATTTTCCAACTGTTGCGAACGCTCTATATAATAATTTAATCCAATTTCTATTTCTTTAACTTTCTTGATTAATTCTTTTGCATATTTATTTTCAGCTATGATTTTCTTTTCTTTCTCGTTCATTTATTCCTCACTTCTCATCTATCCTTTTTCATACATTCTTCTAAATCTTCTTCTGTAATGTCATAATAAGTTTTTAATGCATATATTAAATCTTCATAATGTTCATTTTCATTAATTAATTCAACTTCTTTTTTCTCTAATCTACTACATTCTTTGTCTATTTCTTTATTGCTTATTTTTAATTCTTCATTCTCTTTTAATACTCTTTTATAATCTAATAAAATATGTTCTATTGCCTTATTTTCTTTTTTTATTTCTTCTCCCGCAGAAGTAGCAAATCTTATGTTTTTATAAGGTTGCCAGTTATTTATTCTTCTTTCTAATATTTTTATATCTTCTTCTATACTATTTTCTTTCACTTAAAACACCTCGATTTCTTCTGGTTTTTCTATGCTAACAGTTTCACAAACTTTTAAATTAAAGAATGTAAACTCTCCTGTTTTATAATCTATCTTTAAATCTACTTCACACATTGTTTGTTTTAAGCAGTCAAATATCCATAAAGGTAATTTGATGTATTTAGGGTAATTATGATATTTTGAAATATAATCATGTATTCTATTATTAACAATACACTGTAGTTCCAAATATTCAATACTATCTTTAGTTGTTCTTTTATTTATTTTTTCTTTCACTATGTATCACTCCTCTCCAGCTCTGTTAAAATTCTATCAATAGCATAGCAATAAGGATAATTTCTATTTCCCATATCTTTTAAAATATTTGACCAGTCTTTTAATATTTTTTTGTTATATTCTAAATCATCATTGTATTGTTTATGTTCTATATAATACTTATACCAATATTCGCTTTTTTCTGTTGAAGTCATAGTTTTATCTAATATTTCAGTTATAGCTTCTTTTAATTTTCTATTTTCATTATCTAGTTCGTGATTTGTTGTCATAACCCAACAATTTTGTAAAGTATTTTTTGTTTCTTTAGATATTTCCTCTTTACTCATATCTTATTTACTCCTCTCTTTTAATTCTTTCCAATCTATTTTTTTACCGCAATATGGGCAATAATTAAATCTATTAAAATTAGTATTTTTTCTTTTGTCAAAATAATTCTTTATCTTTAATTCTTTCATAAGCCCATTCACAAAATTTTCGCCATATGTGATTAATCCATATTCAAATGTTTCATTATTATTTTTTACCTTTTCTTTTAAATCATCATATGTTACTAATTCAGCATTTTCATAATCTAACCATTCTCCTATATAGCAATTATGTTCCATATCTTATTTACTCCTTGTATACTCATCCAATATTTTTTTGTTTTTTACTGCTAAATCAATAACAGGTTTAAAACATTTTACTAAATCTAAACAAATTTTCTCGACGTCTTCTAAGTCTATTCCTTGTTTTGCTAAATCCATTGCTATTTTTATTTTTTCTTCTTCGCTCATATTTACTCCTTTACAACTAAATCGGCTTTGTCTAACCTATACATTATTTCACTTAATTTTTGGTATGGCTTTTTAGATGTAAAAATAGCTTTTATTCTACTTGTTATTACTGGTAATTCTGGTCTTATTATTTTTCTGTCATGAATACATACATAAACACATTTGTTTTTTGCTATAAAATACTTATATGTATTACCATCTAACTCAAATCTATACTTTTCAAGTTCTTTTAAATCTGCATCATCTCTTATTTTTAACATACCACTATTCCTTCTCTACTTTATATTCAAAATCTATATAAGTTTTTTCATTGTTCATTATTCTTATAATATCTTTCCAATGCTCTCTCCACTCTTTTAGTTCGCCTATAATATCTTTATTGCCTTCTCTATCGTCATCTATATAATCTTCTATATCTTCTGTTGCAAAATCTATCTCTTGTTGTGCATATTCTTTTATTGAATTTATTATCTTATCTTTCTCTTCTAATAGATTTAGGACTGTTTCTATTGCATTTGAGTTTTTAGTATTAATATATTTTTTATCTATATTGTTTTTGATTATTTTTAACTGTTCTATTGCTTCTTCTTCATTCATTGTTTAGTCCTCCTAACTCTTTTTTTATATTCTTTTCTATATCTTTTAGAATATTTATATAGTATATCGTGTACAATTTCGCAATTAGCTTGTGCTGTGCATAAAGGATTTACTATGTAATAATCCTCGCCAAGTAGATAATTACATAAAAAATCTATTGCAAATTGAGCATCTAAATAAGGTGGAAACATATTATCTTTTTCCCAATTTTCATCTAACCATTTTTGAAATTCCAACATTTCTATTACCTCTTTTCTAATAATTCTTGTAAAACTGTTATAACTTCTTGTCTAATATTATTTTCATTAAATATATTGTGTGTTTCATTTTCATATAATTTCATATTATTTTGATATTCTTCTATCTTTTCTTCTACTAAAGAAACAGGTATGTAATTTTCATTACTTTCATAAAGCTCTTTTTCTAATTTGGCTCTGTATTTTACTAGATATTGATTTCTTTCATTTAATGTTTTATTCTCTTCTTTTAGCTCTTTATTTTTATCGATTATTTCATTAATTTTATTAAATAATTTTAATCCTTCTGTGCTTAACTCATCAGGTCGTACTTTTGTTAATTCTTCTATTAAATTTTCTATACCTCTTCTATCTGCTCCATTACTCTCTCTTGTTGCTTTTAATTCTTCATCGTCTAAATCAAATGACATTTTTATTCCTCCTCAATTTCTAAAATAACTTTTGATTCTTTGCCATATTCAAATGTATCTGTAAATCCCTTTACAAAGTTTCTGTTATCATCTTTAAGTTTTCCTGCTTTTACCATTGAATCCAATATAAATTTTTTAGCGAAACATACATTATCTAAATCTCTTTTTTTGTTCTCTTCTACCCAATGAAAATGGATTCTAACAGGTCTTTTATATTGAGGTAATAAATTTATATAATAGCCTATATCGCTTTCAATATTCTTCTTCATATTTGCACCTGCAAATCTATTTTTTCTACACTCATTTATGTATTGATTCAGAGAGATGGCAATCTAAAAGGTATTTCTATTTTGCAAATTGCCATATATAACCACCTGCTTTCTTTAATTTATTATTACAACATTTGCTTATCGCTGAGCTATCTATTCCAATCTTTTTTTGCGCTTGAAATGCTGAATCCCATTTTTTTATAAAATTCATATTTAAATCAAATTGATTGACTGGTTTGTTTACATGTATATATTTTCTAGCTATTTTAAGATTTTCTTTTGATGTCTCTCTTATTTTCTCTTTTAATCCGTTTTTCCAAGCATGTATCTCATTTTCTTGTCTTGTACACCACTCTAAATTATCAATATTATTGTTATGCTTGTTGCCATCTTTATGATTAACAAATTCTTTTTTATTTACATTTGGAACAAAAGTTTCTGCAACCAATCTATGTATATAGTATGTTTTGTATTTATCATCTAATTTCAACCTAATTATTTTATATGTTGGTTTGTCCGAAATTTTTAAATTTCTTTTGTTTCTACGGATATTTCCCAATGTTGATATTTCATATTCACTTGAATTTTTAATATATTTCCATTTTTCTTGATTTAAGCTTGGTAATCTAAATGGTATTTCAATTCTATTCACTTTTTCTTTAATTCCTCTCTCATTAAATCTTGCCAGTTTATTTGATTAGCTTCAAAGTCTTTGCATCTGTATCTACTTTTAAAGTTTTCATCTTCTAGTCTCAAACACCCGTACACAATATTTGCATATTCCTGGCATGTCTGCTAACTGTTTCATACTCTTTCCACTCTTACCCATTTTTTATTTAGCATTTGTGCTATTATGTAACTTGTATAGCCATCTACTAAAACATTGTCTTTGTTTATTACTATTGGCTGTTCAAATTTGTTATTTCTTAAGTAATATTCCATTTTACTTATTAGCTTTAATGTTCTGGGATATTTCATCTTAAACTCTTTTGATATTTTTATATTTTTTAACCTCTTAATCATAACGAACTCCTTTCTAATCAATTCTTGGTATATGTCTTGAATATTCTAAATAATATTCTTGCTCTTTTTCTCGTCTTGCTTTTTCCGCTTTGTCTATTTTCAACTCTGGATTATCTTCAAAAAACTTTCTTCTAGCTCTTGTTATACTTTCAATGCTTATTCCTGAAAATTGAAGATTGTCCATGATTGTTTTAAAACTGTTTTTATACAAATCTGGTTCTAGTTCTTCTATAACTCGTCTTATTAGATAGCCATCGTTTTCACGTGAGTAAGGTTCTGTTCGCAATATTTCTCTTGTTTTATTTTGTACATCTTTTCTTCTCATTTGTTACCTCCCTGTGTATTTGATATTCTTAAAATTATTTGCTTTAAAATCTCATTTCTATCTACTTCTTTAAAGCTTAATAATTGTTCTTCAAAGTTTAATAATTGTTCTTCATTTATTTCAATCATATTTTAAACCCTCCTAATATCTCATCTTCTTTTACATTTTCAACATTTTCAATTTGGGTTATTAGTTCTTCTAATCTATTTTTAAATTCCATAATTTTCCCTATATATTTATCAAACTCATCTGGATGTTTTTCTACATAATTTATTCCGTTATAATATCTATTTAAAATAAAATTGTATTCTAATTTTTGTTGTTCTACCAAGGTATTTCATCTCCTTTATATCTCTGTTTTTCTATTTCCTCGTTTGTCATTTTTGAACTTTCTATATATGTTTTTGTTTCTTTTAGATATTTCAATCCTACAAGTCCACATCTTTCTCCTTTTGTTTTTAATACTTCAAGTACGGTATCTACATCTTCAATGTTATACTTTTCATTTAATAAATCTTTTTGTAGTTTTTCATAGTCTTTACTCTCTTTTTGAACTGTATCTACTCTTAAAATTGATATTATGTTGTATGCTTTATTTACTATGTTTGAACTACCTGCAATATCATATAAACTTAATCTTGTTTGAAATCTTTCAATTTTACGTGGATGTGCGACTAGATGTATATGTATTTTTTTATTTATTGCAAATGTTCTTAACTTTTCCATTATGTTCGTTTGTTCTTGAAATATGTTGTCACTTCGCATATCAATTTGCATAAAATTGTCTAAGAAAAACACTCTTATTTTTTCTCTTTGATTTATTTCTTCCATTGCTTTTATTAATGTGTTGATATTTCTTGGTGCTTCATTGTTGTATATAAAAATTTTGTTACCAAGAAGTTTTTCAAGTAATGTCGCTTTTTGAAGATTTACAAATGTGTCAAATACACAACTGCTTTTAAATTGTTTATGAACTAAATCATTTGATTGCGATGACTGAATATATAAATTGTTTTTGAAATCTTCTTTTGTTTGTTCTCCATTGAAAAAGAATACTCTTTCTCCTTGCTGAATTGTATTTTTTGCTAACATTGTCATTACTGTTGTTTTTCCTGCATTTGTAAATCCAGTCCAAATCGTTATACAACCCATTTCAAATCCTTTTGTATTATAATCAAGTTCTCTTATCCCAGATAATACTCTTGTTTTTGGTATATCTGTGTATTTGTAATCATCTAATCTATAATACAATTCTTGCTTCTCTGTCTTTACAGCTTCTTCCATTTATGGCTCCTTTCGTATATTTCATAATATTTTTCTTTATCTTTCGTAATCTGCATTTCCTCAAATTCAATTTCAAGCTTTACTTGTCTATCATACAAAATACTTAAAGTATCGAAATAACAACTATTTTCAAATATCTTCATAAGTTTTTCATTTTCACTTAACTCATTGCAAACATTTTGAAATTTTTCCTTGAACCATAATTCAATTTTCTGTCTTCTTTTTTGTTCTTGTTGTCTTTTGAATTTTAGTTTTTTTATTGTTTCATTGTCTTGCTTTTCGTTTAATAAACTAAGATTAAAATCATTGCATAATATCTTTAAAGCTCTGTAATTGTCTGTATTAAAATATTTAGCAATAAAGCTTATTATGTCGTAATGTTCACTGCTTCCGAAGTCATGTATTCCTTTTTCTGAAACACAAAAACTTGCTGTTTTCTCATGTCTAAATGGACTTTTATACCAAATACCTGTGCTAGTTTGTTTATCGGGCTTTCCAAGATAATGTCGTACTACTTCTTCCCCTTTTAAAAGGTTTTTTATTTCTGCAAATTTATCCATTTTCTACATAGTCCAATATTGCTTTATTAAAGAACGTATCTCCGTATTTTATATATTGCTGTTCAATTTGTTTATCTTCACATTCTTTTTTATATTTTTTTACAGCTAAATACATTTGCTTGTCTGTAAGTTTAATAGTAGTACCATTTATCTTTCTACCCTTTACCCATTTAAGGAAATATTCTTCCGCTTTAGCTTTACCTAGTTTATGAGGATATATATCCCAAATAAGCTCAAAATGTTTTTTTAGTTCTTTTTTTGCATCATCATTTTTTGATGATGTATTATTATGTTTTGTTTTGTTTTGTTTATTAATGTCCTCGTGAGCCGTATCGGATGCCGTATCAAAATTTAATATTTCATATGTTCC